TGCTGGTATCCGAAGCATGTCAAGGTCCTTCTTTACAATGAGTCGACAGGGCAGCGCGAAGAGATTACTCTTGAAAAGTCGATGGTGGCCATCGTAGAGAACCCGCTTTTCTCTGTGATGAATGAGCCAAATTCCACACTTCAAAGGCTGCTGCGTAAGCTTTCTCTCCTCGATGAGATTGATGAAGAGGGTGGCTCAAGGAAGCTGGATCTGATCATTCAGCTGCCCTACGTCATCAAGTCCGAGGCAAGGAAGCAGCAGGCAGAGCAGCGCCGTCAAGACATCGAATTTCAGCTGAAGAGTAGTAAGTTTGGCATTGCGTATACTGATGGCACAGAGCGAATTACTCAGCTGAACCGTCCGGCAGAAAGTAATCTTCTTCCGCAGGTCGAATACTTGACCAAGCTTCTGTATAGCCAGCTTGGAATCACGGAGGAGATCCTAAAGGGCGTAGCTGACGAAAAGATCATGCTAAACTACATGAATCGTACTGTTCTTCCTGTGATCACAGCCATTACCGAAGCTATGAACCGTACTTTCTTGACAAAGACGGCCCGTACGCAACGGCAGTCTATTATGTTCTTCAACGATCCGTTTAAGCTCGTCCCTGTCGAAAACATTGCAGAGATTGCGGATAAGTTTACGCGCAATGAGATCATGACAGCTAACGAGATTCGTTCTGTCATCGGATTCCGACCGGCTAAGGATCCGAAGGCCGACCAGTTGATGAACAGTAACATGCCGCAGCCAGGACCCGAGCCTGATGCGGCTGCCGAGCCACCAATGGACCAAGCTGTGTCACCAAACTTTGACACAATGGAGGGAGACAGTCAAAATGGAAGCTGATTTCAGCGGCTACGCAACTAAGGCCAACCTTAAGTGCACCGATGGCCGTACTATCATGCCAGACGCCTTTAAGGACTGCGATGGCAATCGAGTCCCTCTTGTCTGGCAGCATGGGCATTCGGACCCGTCGAATGTTCTTGGGCATGCCATTCTTGAAAATCGTGTAGACGGCGTTTACGCCTACGGGTTCTTGAATGATACGGCCGGCGGCCTCAACGCAAAGAAGCTCGTTCAGCACGGCGATATTCGTGCAATGTCAATTTACGCCAATCAGCTGGTTGAGCGCTCCAAGAGCGTTTTTCATGGTGTGATTCGCGAAGTCAGCTTGGTGCTTTCTGGAGCTAATCCTGGGGCACTTATTGACAACATCAGCTTCGCTCACAGCGATGGCCAGATCGAGACCCTCGAAGACGAGGCTATCATCTATACTGGTCTGGAGCTTGAGCACGCAACGAAGGAAGCGGACACCTTGGCTCCTGTTCCCGACCCGACTGTTAGCGCAAATCCTGTGACTAACACCGATTCTTCTGTGCCTACCGAGGACAATGATCCTACGGTGCAGGAAGTCTATGACAGTCTCACGCCAATGCAGCGAGATGTCGTTAATTTCATGATCGGCGCAGCGCTGGAGGAAGCCCGCTCCGAGGCCAGCGCAGAGCACTCTGACGAAAACGAAGATATTCTTACCCAGGAAGGCACCACTATGCCCCGTAACGTCTTCGAGCTCAACAACCAGGTTGAGACTCCGGCGCTCACCCACGACGACATGAAGGGTATCGTCGCCGACGCGATGAAGACCGGCTCGCTCAAGGCTGCCGATGAGAACTTTGCTCACGCCACGACCTATGGCGTTGAGAACATCGACCTCCTGTTCCCCGACGCTAAGTCGGTCATGGAGCGTCCTGAGCTCATCACTCGGCGGATGGCCTGGGTTTCCACGGTTCTTACTGGGGTCCGCCACAGCCCCTTCTCCCGTATCAAGACCCTCACGGCCGACCTCACGCATGACGAGGCTCGTGCGAAGGGCTACATCAAGGCTAACATGAAGAAGGATGAGTTCTTCAGCCTTGCGAAGCGTGTCACCACGCCTACCACTATTTACAAGAAGCAGAAGCTTGACCGTGACGACATCATCGATATTACTGATTTCGATGTTGTTGCCTGGATCAAGGCCGAGATGCGCATCATGCTGGACGAGGAAATCGCGCGTGCGATTCTCTTCGGCGATGGCCGTGATATCGCTAGCGACGACAAGATCAGCGAGACCAACCTTCGCCCCATTGCGAAGGAAAACGCGCTGTATGTCCACACGCTTGAGTTTGACCCGACTGCTGCCGGCAAGTCTTATTCCGACCTGGTTGATGAGGTCCTCCTGGCTCGTCCCTTCTACAAGGGCACGGGCTCGCCGACGTTCTTCACGACTGAGGAGGTCGTTACCCGCATCCTCCTGACCAAGGATGAGATGGGCCGGCGTATCTACCGCTCTGTCGAGGACATTGCGGCAGAGATGCGTGTTGCCAACATCGTCGCCGTTGAGGCCATGGAGAGCGAGTCGGACCTGATTGGCGTTATCGTTAACCTTCAGGACTACACCGTTGGCGCCGACAAGGGCGGCGATATTTCGATGTTCGATGACTTCGACATCGACTACAACCAGTACAAGTACCTGATGGAGACCCGCATTTCTGGGGCCCTTACCCGTGTCAAGTCTGCCATTGTTGTTCGTAAGCCGGCCCCTGTTGGTCCGTGAGCTAACCAATGACAAAGTTCCACGGTAGGGTTGGTTACGGCAATACTGTGGAAACAGCAGCTGGCGTGTGGGAGACTGTCATCAATGAACGTTTATATTTTGGTGATGTCATTCGCAACACGCGCCAGCTGCAGTCCGGTGAGAAGCTCAATGATGACCTTTCCGTCGGAAACTCTATCAGTATTGTGGCCGACCCTTATGCTTACGAGAATTTCTTCAACATGAAGTATATCGAGTGGTCCGGTACTCTTTGGAAGGTCGCGGATGTTGAAGTGCAGGCGCCGCGTCTAGTGCTGAGGTTGGGGGGTATTTACAATGGCCCCAAGGCTTGAGTTCCAGAACGTTCTGGAAAAGGTTCTAGGTTCAAAGCATGTATATTTTCAGCCGCCGCCTAACATTCAAATGGTCTATCCGTGTATCGTCTATCAGCGAGAAGCTGATCGGGTCAATCATGCAGCCAATGCAAAGTACATGCGCATGAAGCGATATTCTGTGACGGTGATTGACCCGAACCCGGATAGTATTATCCCAGACAAGGTGGCAGCTCTTCCTTTGAGTACATATAATCGCTTCTTTGTCGCCGATAACCTTAATCACGACGTCTTTTCTATCTACTTTTAAGGAGTTAGAGCATGGTTGCTCTTACTTGGGACCAGACCGGGGCTCGGTACTACGAGACCGGTGTCGATCACGGCGTCCTTTACCTCATTAGCCCAACGGGCGTGTATGACAAGGGCTACGCTTGGAACGGTCTTGTTTCCGTCACCGAGTCCCCCAGCGGGGCTGAGTCCAATCCTCAGTACGCCGATAACATTAAGTACCTCGACCTGGTTTCTGCCGAGGATTTTGGCGCGACTATCGAGGCGTTCACCTATCCCGAGGCTTTTGCTGAGTGCGATGGTACGGCAGTTCCCTCGGCGGGTGTCTATGTTGGCCAGCAGGCGCGCAAGAAGTTTGGACTTGCCTACCGTACGAAGCTCGGCAATGACATCGTGGGCCAGGACTTTGGCTACAAGCTTCACCTTATTTACGGCGCTCTCGCGGCTCCCTCGGAGAAGGCCTACACCACGGTCAATGACTCCCCCGAGGCTGTTACTTTCAGTTGGGAGGTCACGACCACACCCACGGCCCTTCCCGGCTATAAGCCGACTGCATCCATTATCATTGACTCCACAAAGGTCGATGCGGCCGCGCTCAAGACGCTTGAGGACCATCTCTATGGGACGGGGAGCTCTCAGCCGCTCCTCCCGACTCCTGAGGCCGTCCTTGCCGTCTTCGGCGGGGCAACGGTTACGACGGTCACGCCTATGGCCCCAACTGCTGTTGGTAACGTCATTACAATTCCGACGGTTGCCGGTGTCGAGTACCTTTATAACAATGATGTTATTACGACTTCTACCGTCACTATTACCGCGGATGCACTGATCGTTGCCCGCCCGATGGCCGGTTATGTCTTCCCGCTCGTCCATGATGCGGACTGGTTCTTCGCCTACACCGGCGCCTGATAAGAAAGGCCAGAGAGTGCTCACGCTCATTGTCCCAGGCATTGAGATGTATGATGAAGCCACATCAACTTTTATCCAGTTTGAGCCTTATCGACTAGATCTTGAGCACTCTCTGGTCTCGGTGTCAAAATGGGAGTCAGAAACCGAAAAACCGTTCCTCGGCGCAAAGGAAAAGACCCCAGAAGAATTGCAGCAGTACATCAGGGCCATGGCAATCTCTAACGATGTGCCTGCGCATGTCTTTAATGCGCTAACTGTCGATAATATCCGCGCAATTGACACCTACATAAACAAAAAGATGACCGCAACCCGGATAAATCCCCGGGGGGGAAATTCCCAAAACAAAGAAATAGTCACTTCTGAGCTGATCTATTTTTGGATGATTTCTTTTGGGGTTCCTTTAGAATGTGAGCATTGGCATCTCAATCGCTTGCTCATGTTGCTTCAAGTTTGTAGCATCAAGCAGCAACCGCAGAAGAAGATGCGCCCAGCAGAGGCTGCTGCGCAGCAAAGGGCACTGAATGCGCAGCGTCGTTCAATGTATGGCACTAGCGGGTAAAGGAGTCAGAATGGCAAAGATCAACTGGGATTCAG